AATTCGATTGATGATTAGCCAATGACTAATCTTCTTTCTGCCCCGTTGGATGGCTTCTAGCGAAAACTTTTCAAAGTATTGCCAGACTTCGGGATTGGCTTTGTGCCATTCCCACCAGTCTTTCTTTCTTTGCTCAAAGGTAATCATTGAATTACCTCTTGTTTTAAATTTGAATGTGAATGTATGCGTAAAGCGGCTTGTTTATAGGCTTCAGCGGCTACATTCACATCATCAAACCTACCAAGTGCAATGGTTTTGCCGTGATTCTGAATACAAACAAACCATTTTTTTCTGTTTGTATCCCAATTAACGCCTTTAAAACCAGACTTGTTGTTGCGTTGTTTTTCTCGGTTTTCTTGATTTTGTTTTTTGGTAACAGCGCGTAAATTGGCAATTCTGTTATCAGTAGGAATTCTGTTGATATGGTCTATAAATTCTGGCAATTCGCCATGTACATACAGCCAAATCAATCTATGCAACAAATACAATTTATCGTCTACACGAACCTTGTAATAGCCTTGGGATAAGCAACCAACTGTTGTTCCCGCTTTTGCGCTTCCTTGTCTTTTGCGCCTAACCAAAATGCCTGTGTCTGGTAAGTAATCAAATAACTCACGCAATCGTGCTTGCGTCAACATGATGAACCTTTCATGTACGAACCTTTTAAAGTTTGGCAAAGGAGAGGTTCAGTCCCCTCTGTCCTCCGTCGAGTTAGCCAAGTCAACATCTTATATCAAAAGTCTATGTCTAAATCATCTTTTGGTGCTTGGTCGCGTGGTTTATTTAGATAACACCAACCTGACCAGCCGCCTTCAACGATAGGCATACAGTCAAATTTGAGCATAGGCCCGTTCTTGGTCTCTATGACAGAGCCAATGCGTTGATAGCGATTCTTTTCTGCGCCATCTTTGTTGGTGTATTTGCCTGTGATGACGCTGACTTCGTATTGTGTTTTAGACATTCTTTACTTTCAAATTGTTTAATTTATTTACTTTTGTATCCAACTCCGCTAGGAACTGGGTAACTTCTTTCTCCAACATTGCTACATATTCGGGGTCAAATTCAACCCGTTTAACGAACAACTGAAGTTCTTGTGGCAGTCTTGGGTCAAAGGACACAAAGTCACACCATTGGCGTTCACAACAGCGCATTTGCCATTGCATTTGGGTGATGTACTTGGTTGGCACAGATTGAGTTAACAGCGTATCAATGTGGGTGGCGGTGTTGGGGCACTTAATCTCCAACATACCAAACAAGCCCACCAAGCCGTCAGGAGACGCGCCAGCCTGGTCAATCTTGGGATGCTGTACGAACCCTGTTTCCTCAACCATCAAGTCGGCATGGGCTTCATAGGCGCTTCTTGCCAAAGGCTCAGTATCCGTTCCGTGTTGCATGGCGGCGTTTGTAAACGATTCCCCTTGCTGACCAGTTAGCCTTTCACAGACTAATTGAGCCATGTAGTTATCTCGACTAGCGGAATAACCCGTTTTGGTCTTGGCGATTACATCTGCCACCCGTGAGGCGGTGACTTTTCCTAATCTGGCGGCAAACCATTCGGGGCTTTTTTGGATTACATCACGCGAATTGTCCATATAACTCTTTCCTTTTTTGTTGGTAAATATTGCTTGCATCTTCTGGGTTGTCAAAAGCACCTAAATGAATTTGTTTGCCTTTGTAAGAAATCCTTGCGGAAAAACTGCCAGAACAATTAGAACGAACACCCATAGGTAATTCAATTCTGCGTTTTCTAAACTTGTGATTCCAGGCGTTTTCCATAATGGTGGCTTTTCTAAGGTTTTCTGGTCTGTCATCCAAAGAATTGCCATTGATGTGGTCAAGGCATGGTTTAGGCCATTCGCCATGCGTTAAGAAATACACAAGATGCCCTCTTTTGTATTTTTTGCCGTTTATTTGGATAACCCAATAGGTTTTTTTTCTACTGTTGGGTTGTGGGTTTCCAGCAAGTTTGCCAATTAAGTCGTTGTGGTGTTTACTTGGCTTAACCCAAAAAAACTCGCCAGTAACTTTATTGAAACTAAGCAGTTCAAGTATTTGACTCTGTTCCATTATTGTTCCCTCGTTTTCATCATTGCGTCTGCTACCTTGTAAGCAAAATCTACAAGTTCATCAGTTGGGTATCTGATGCCTGAGTTTTCTGACAACATTCCTTGCATAGCCTTTGCCGCGAAGTAATCACGCAATGTCATGCCTACTTGGGCAAACTGAGAATTCCCGCTGTGCGGTCTTGGGAATGCTGGTATATCTTTCATTTAAGTTTCCTTTTCATTAAATCTTTTGCGCCAGTTACAGCCTCAAGCCATTCTTTGTCTGTTCCTGCCGCTTTGTAAGCATCTTTGAACGCTGTTTGTAGTTCTTCTACATTCTTTGCGTCTTGAATAGCAGTCAGATGGTCTTGCATTAAAGATTGATTTGCTTTTACTTCTTTAGGCTTTTTAGATGCCGCATTGCCGTCATCATCTTCGGGCGCAATACCGCAAGCAGACATAAGCGAATATCTACGAGCGTATGTAAGCGCAGAGCCGTAGCCTTGTGGGTCGTGTTTGCTGGCTGGCACGAATAACTGACCGCAGTTCAAAGTCTCGCCCGATTCGTGAATAAATACAGTCTCAACAACTACACCATCGGGGTGTGGCTGATTCTGCTGTATTAACGCTATGCCATTGTTGTTTAAAGCGTCTATAACTGCTTCAACGCAAGCCGACAAGTCAGCATAGCGACTACGAAAATGGGGATTGGTGGCAGTCTTTAAAGCAGGTCCAAATTCCTTTTGTGCTTTGACAAGAGCAGTCGCAATATTCTTCATACAGTTCCTTTGTTAAGTTCTTCAAGTCTTTTTTCTTCGTCAATCTCTGCTTTGATGCGTGTGTATTCGTCTTTATCCATAACTTCGCAGTTAAGACCGAATAAGTGTTCATCAAAATCGATTAAGTCGTAAGTGAAATTGCTTTCTAGCGTTTCAAAGTTGTATTTATCTTTGATGTATTCAGCGATAAAGTATTTCAAATCGCTAATGTCGAGTTCTATTCGCATTTACTTTCCAATCGTTAAAAGTGCCAAGATAAAACCCGCGACAAAGCCAGATAGCCAGAAAATAACTTTGTCTGCAAGTGTGGGAATAGAGGGCTGGTAAGGACCTTCTATCGTGTGCTGTGTGTATTTATCAAGTTTCATAGTTTTTGCTTTCATAACGAGCAAGTGCGTAATCGAGCGCATTTTGCTCAGATTCTTCTTTGCAGGCTTTTATGTAAGTGCGTTCAAGTGCTTGAATTACTGTGTCACGCAGTAAGTCAGTTATGAGCGCGTTACCGATGTAGACAAACCAAAGATTAGCGGTTTGCCCGTCAAAGTAACATTCGAGGTCTACATCTGGTGCATCTGGGTGTTCACACACCATGCAATCAAATTCTGCGTGTTCTTTTTTCATACATACTTTCTAAAAAGACCCTTTGCGTTGCGCTGGGGATTGATTGAATTATAAGCGAGATTAAGTGTTTGTCAACAATTATTTTCTAAGTGTTTACACTAATAAGGGCTTTCGCCCTTACTTATATTGCTTCCATTAGATTTTTTGTGGCTACTCGTTTACCAGCAACTTTCCACATTAAAGATGGTTGTTGACTTTTTCTAGCAGTAGTGCGTCTAGATTGGTGAATTACTCTTACAGACACCCACTTGTTATTGATAAACAATTCAGCGTATTGATGTGCGTCAGAAATTGCTTGTTGCACTAAGTTTGTAAGTTGCTCGTTCATGATAATTTCCTTTTAAAAGACCCTTACGATTTGTTAGGGCATGGATGAATTATAAGCGAACTTATAGCATTGTCAAGATTATTTTCTAAGTAGTTTCACTAATGTTGCCCACCTACAACATAAGCAGACTTATGTATAATCCACCACATGGATAAACAGAAGTTAATTTTTTTAGCAGGCTCACAAGTTGAACTTGCAAAACTGTTGGGAATCAGTCAGGCCGCTGTTTCCCAATGGGTCAAAGTGCCACAAGCAAGAATCTGGCAGTTGCAGTTGCTCAGACCTAGTTGGTTTGCATGAAAACTGGTAGCATATAATGGAGACACGGCTAGATACGAAGTCATGAGCGTATCGAAAAGCGAGCCTTCCCGCCTGCCGAGGTTTCTTTCAGTGAAGGACAGTTAGAAGGAAAATTATGCCCACGCGGTATCTCAAACCTGGTGTTCGTGACAGCGAAACCATCGACAGCCTATCTCCTCAAGCCGAAAATCTTTTTTATCGTCTGCTGGTAACAGTTGACGATTTTGGTCGTTTTGACGCACGACCAGCAATGATTAAAGCCCAATGTTTTCCAATAAAAGAAAGCATTTCAATTAACAAGTGCAAAGATTTGCTTGAAGAACTAAACGAAAAAAGTCTTATCTATATTTACGAAGTTGCAGGCAAATTAACTTTAATGATGTGCAAATGGGACAATGTGCCTCGTTCAAAAGAAAGCAAATACCCTGCACCTACTGACACTTGCATACAAGTGCATGCAGATGTAAATGAAGTGAATACAGATGTATCTTTAACAGAAACAGAAACAATAACTAAAACACAAACTAAAACTAAAACACCACCTTTCGGTGTTTCACAAGAAGTTTGGGATTCTTTTGTACAACAAAGGAAAGCGAAGAAAGCGCAAGTCACAGAATTGGTCATAGCGGGTATTCAACGCGAAGCAGACAAAGCAGGATGGTCGCTGGAAAACGCTTTAAAAGAGATAGTCGTTAGAAACTGGCAATCTTTCAAAGCAGATTGGGTGAAAGAGAAACAATCACACTCTGAACGACTGTCAAACTCAATGTCTGTTCTGACAAACGGCTTAACAACGCCAAAAAAGCCCTTTTGGCAAACTGAAGAGGTGAAAAATGAGCGACTTTTGTGAAAAATCTCAAGGCTTTGATTACATTTTTGGTCGCATGAACGCTATCTACGGCAACGACTTTGCGCGTAAATGGGATGGTATAGACCCTAATCTGATTCGTAACGAATGGAT